CAAGAGAATGACGATTAATAAGCCGTAATAAAGTAGGTGGGAAATTAATCAATACTAGTGGCACATCTTTTGCGATGGAAGAATTCATAAATTACCCTTGCCATAAATACAAGATTCACACATTGAGATTGTAAGATATTGATGGTTACACTTAGGATGCCCACACAAATAAATAAATGTAATACAACGACAATCCTCTCGTTGAATTTGTTTACGGATTCTAAAAGGACAATTTTTCCAAATTGGAATCATAATCCAAGCATCTGAAGATTTTTCAGATTTTCGCTGATATCCTTCTGGAATGGGTGGCGGTGTACCTCGTTTAGGGTAAATTAGAGTTCCATCTGGCATTAGTCTTGGAAATGAATATTTGATACCCATAAAACTCTCCAAAGTCTCATTATTATAGACGGCAAAAACGAACAAAATATTCAAAGAAAATTGCAAATTTATTTGAATATTTCATTAGACTTTGCCGTCTAATAAAATAGTAAAACTAATATTGTTTGGGAGTCATTATGAAAGCTAGTGAACAAATCAAACGATTTTTTGAAATAACTCCACATAATTATAGTCGAGTTGCTGATTGGTACAATCCGAACATGGAAGTTCAAGTCATGGTGGCTCAAGATAATGGTGAACCTGTTGCCAATCGGCATGGAGTCTTTGCCCACAATGATATTATGTATGAGTGGTATAATTTCCGCGTGCCCAAAAATGCCAATTCTGAACCTATCAATAATGACCACGAATTACGATATCCTTTAGAGAAACATGTTGAAGCTATTGGACTAACAGGTTGGGATTTTATTAATCATCAATCCATACGGGGTGGTTTTGATTTTGATACTATTACTGGACATGCTAAAGGAGTCGGGATTTCAGACACGCAATTACTTGAAGTACAAAAAATTGCTCTAACTGTCCCTGAATTGTTGGTACTTCGCAGTACTGGTGGCAGTGGGTTACATCTTTATTTAGAATTTGATCCCAATAATCTTCCAATTACAACAAACCATACTGAACATGCTGCGCTGATGATTGCATGTCTAAAAGAAATCTCTCGCCGAGTTGGGTTTGATTTCCAAGCAAGTATGGATGTTGGCGGCGGGAATATGTGGATTTGGCACCGTAAACTAAATCCAACAACACAAGGACTCATGTTATTAAAAGATAACATCAATTTAGACGGCTCCAGAGCCTATATGAAGCCACCTGAAAATTGGCACTTGTATGTCGATGTAGCTGCAAGACGTAGAACAAAAGTTAGGATCGAAGGCGCACCAGAACATGAAGAAGATGACATTATAAATCAAGCGGCTGCTCAACGACAAGAACCCTTAGATGTAGATCACCGTCGCATGATTGCTGACTTACAATCATATGCAAACTATACAACTGTTTGGGTGGATGACCATCATTTACTTCAAACCCATACAAGACTCCTAAAGCAATATTTTGATGATCGAGCGGATGCAGGTGAACCATTTATTGGCGACTTTGATACAGTATCTGAAGGTAAAAACCCTGGAAAACCGAATTGTTATATGTTTCCACTACCCAAAGGAGCTTGGCGAATTGTACGTTTTGGTCAAGGCACTTCAGAACATAGATTATGGCGAACTAATAAAACTGGATTGACTTATTGCTACTATAATAAACCACTCACATTGGAGGGCGCAGCCTCAGCCTTTGACGGTTTAGCAACCGATCTCAAAGGCGGGGGCTATACGTTTCCTAATGGAAATTCTGCAATCGCTGCCGTGCGAGCAATGGGCCACAGCATTGAAATCCCAGAAATCCTTTCCGACCGTGCTATAACTTTCAAAGCATCAAAAAATAAATTAGCACTTGAAATTATCTCGGAAACTTCTGACCCAAAAATCCTAGAAGGATGGATTTATAAAAAAGGTAAATGGATTAAAATCTACACAATAGATTTATGGAGCAATCAAGACGAAGAAATTGATTATGATTTTATTGACCAAAAAGTACGGGCATTAATTTCTAGTGACAAAGGTACACACGGATGGTCGATTTATCACGATCACGGTTTTTGGGTATTCACTAATAAAGATGATGCTCGTTCTAAATTATTGGCTCATGGATTTGGTGATACCGAAGAAATTCTTGGTACACTTTTATCTCGTTCCTGGATGATTGTTCATTTACCATTTCAAGATGAATTTCCAGGCAACCGTCAATGGAATCTAAAAGCCCCTAGACTAAAATATACGCCGATGCCTTATGATGATGGTGATGAATCACCGCATCCACACTGGGATATGATTTTAGAACATGTAGGTATTGATTTGAATCCTTATCTACGTGAAATGTCATGGGCACAAAGAAGTGGAATTAAAGCAGGACGAGATTATCTTTTAAAATGGATTGCTTTAATGCTTCGAGAACCATTTGAACCATTACCCTACTTATATCTATGGGGACCACAATGTAGTGGAAAATCAATGCTCCATGAAGCCATTTCATTGCTTATGCATGGCGGAGTAATGCGAGCCGATGCAGCATTAACCAATCCAAATGATTTTAATGGCGAATTAGCCGGAGCTGTCCTATGTGTAGTTGAAGAAAAAAATATTTCCACTCATGCTGCTGCCGTCTACAATAAATTAAAAGACTTGGTGACATCAATCACGATTCCAATTCATGCTAAATATAAACAAGTCTATATGCAACCTAATACAACACATTGGATTCAATGCGCCAATGCAAAAGATCATGTTCCAATTTTTCCTGGTGATACTCGTGTGACTATGATTTATGTCGATCACTTAGCACATGAAATTCCACAAAAAATTATGCTACAGAGACTTGAAGAAGAGGCACCATTTTTTATGTGGACTCTAATGAATACTCCCCTGCCAGATATTGAACATCGTTTACGTTTACCAGTTGTTATGACTGGAAGTAAGGGTCAATTAGAAGATTCTGCTCGAACACCATTAAGTATCTTCATTGATGAACAGTGTGCATATGTACCTGGACGAGCAGTATCTTTTGAAGAATTTTATAGCCGATTTGCAGCAACTTTAACTGCAAATGAGCGAGAAGAATGGACAAACCGACAAATCATTCAACAAATGCCACATAATTACGTGGTTGGTCTTTTGAATGGAATAAAATGTGTTGGCAACTTGTTATTTGTACCTGTTATGGAACCTATTGACACAACTGAAACACCTTTAATCTATATGCGCGGTGCTTTGATACCGGGATAAAATGACTGATTATATTGTTAGAGTTTACAGAAAATTAAACACAGGCCAGACGTATCCTGTATGCGATATACGCATGAGTGGATCACTTGGTATGAGTAGTCGTAAATTTGCTAATTTACATGGCGGCGATTTTCTTGTAATTCTAACCCAGCATGATTATGAAGAAGAAATTGGTGAACCTTATAGTGTCTGAAAGGAAAAATATGGCTAAACATTATCCTCCACCAATACCAAAATCAAAATTTGCAAGTTGTCATCCAGCAAAATCCATATATGCAAAAGGTCTTTGCAGAAGTTGTTACGAAAAGCAACTTCGATTAATAAACCCTGAATTTGCAGAAAGACAACGAGAAAATTGTAGACAATGGGCTGCGAATCATACTGACCAAAAACGTGCTATTGATAAATTGTATCGAGCCAAAAAAGACCCAGATTGGCACTGGGCCCAAAAACTGAGAACAAACTATCATATGACTCCCAGACAATATGATTTAATTCTCCAAAAAAACAAAATGGAGTTTGCGCGATTTGTGGTTATAAACCAACAAAAAAGAGATTGTCAATAGACCACAATCATATCACAGGTGAAATTAGAGGTCTATTATGTTTTCGTTGTAACTATGGCCTTTCATGGTTTAGTGAAGATAGTGATCGGTTACAAAAAGCTAGCAAATATGTCCACAATACTATTAATTTAGACGCCTTAAACAACTAGAGATTATTTATCATGTTACAACAATATCAGTTAAAAGATTCTGGTGCCCGAACTGAATTTCCTACTGGAGCCGTTCGAGATATACAAGAAGGTAAAGGTCGAATGGACCTCCTTCCTTTTCGTGCTATTATTGCAATCGCACAAGTTTTTGAAAAAGGTGCAAAAAAATATGGCGCAAATAATTGGCGACAAGGTATCCCGCTTAGCAGATACGCAGATTCAGGGTTACGCCATGTTGCAAAATATCTCCGCGGAGATCGAGATGAAGATCATTTAAGCCAAGGAATCTGGAATTTTGTATGCTTGAGTGAAACTCAAAGTATGATTGAAGAGGGGTTATTACCAGAAGAATTAAATGATCTTCCTTATAATCCATTAAAAATTCAAAATAATCCATTAGATATTAAACCAACTAAGGAAAAAGAATCATGCAACCAAAAACAGACTACACGCGAAAAATAATCGCAGGGGCATTTGCAGATTTCATCGCGTATCTTGATACTTTAGCAAATCCGATTGTCGTCGGTGGCGGATACCCACGCAAAAGGTTAATTGATGCATTTAATAATTGGGCAGAGAACAATCAATTTAATGTTTCAGATGGAGATATTAAAACTTGGCAAGCAATTTGCAAACAAGATAAACTCAGAGGTTCAATCAATGGATAAGAAACTTTACAGTAGCTTTGTTCATTTCAATGCAAATCTACTTTGCGCAATAGATATCGAGACAACAGGACGGATGCCTGGATACCATGAGATTCTGCAAATTGCAGTATTACCTCTGGATTCAAAAATTGAGCCGCTTGAAGAAGTACTTCCGTTCTACATGCAGATTGCACCAGAACATCCAGAGAGGGCGGAAAAAGAGGCGATCAACATTAATCATCTAAACGTATCCGAAATTGCACGTAATTCTCTTGATCCTTGGCGAGTAGCTGATTTATTCGACGAATGGTTTCAAAAATTACATTTGCCTCTTAAAAAGCGTCTTGTTCCCTTGGCTCATAATTGGGTGTTTGAAGCTGGATTTTTGAAAGCATGGTTGGGACTCGAAAGTTTTGGACAATTCTTCCATATACATCCACGCGACACGATGCAAATGGCTATTATAGCTAATGATCGGGCATATTTTCGTGGTGATAAGATGCCTTATAATTCTGTTTCACTTACAGCCCTTTGTAAATATCTTAATATTGAAAACTATCAAGCACATGATGCTTTAAGTGATGCCATCGCTTGCGCTAAAGTTTATCAAGCACTTTTAAGGATACCATTATTTTGAAAAAGATTAAGCTGACTCAAGGCAAGTTTGCTCTAGTTGATGATTGTGATTATGAGTATCTCAATCAATGGAAATGGTGCGCGAATAAAATTAAAATACATTTTATGCAGAAAGAG